GTTGCTCGTAAACAACACTATGTGGATATTACCACAAAATTACTTATTTGTCAAGCACTTTTTGATTGTTTTTGCAACATTTGTAGCGATGCAATACGCTCGTTGCTACGAATATCCTCTTCTTTTAGGGCTAATTCAGCAATTTTGGCTCTACGCTCGAACTCTCCGTCGGTATTAGCGCCCCGAATGTTCTGCGATAGCCCAGAAATAACCTTTGCTTGGGTCTCTTGAGGCATTAACTGAGCCTCTACAACATCTTTCTGAGCCGAAGCGTTGTTCCGGACAGCCTCAGACTGCAACTTAGCCACTTGAGCCTCTGCAGCAGCGATTTGGAGCTGCGTATTAGCCTGTTGGAGCTGTTGTTGCTCTGGGTTAGGCTGCATCATCTGCTCTAACTGGGCGACCATCTCAGCACGATTTGGCAAGCTAGAGGAGCTAATAATGCCTTTGAGGATCATCGGCAGCACTGGAGTGTCAGGACCGAGGGTCTGCAGGAGAGCAATCAACTGCTGTTGCTCGTACTCACGGGCAATAATACCTAAAGTAGCCGTTGGGATGAACTTGTAGTCCGCTGCTGGATAACGCTCAGGGTCAAACTGCATAAAGCGATAGGCAGCTTTACGGATTAGAGGTACTAAGAAGTCCTCTTGGAAGTTCGTGAGTGTCCGCTTGTATTTCTTAATGATGCCAGCAATCGACATCGAGAACTGAGCAGCGCCGTCACGGGTAAACTGCGTTGGCTGACCAGCCGCATCGACTGTTCCAGTGGCTTGTAGCAACATACGCTCAAAGTTCTGGCTAATCGCCAAGTTACCTTGATCGGTTGTACCGAACTTGAATGGGAACAGAATCTCTGCTGGGTTTCCGTTGGTGAGAATTGCTTTGCCGGGCTTGACTTCAAACTTAGCGCCACGAGGTAGACGGGTTGCGTCCATTGCAATCATTGGCGAGGTTGTCAGGGCTAGGCTGTCTAAATGGCTACGCAACTGAGCGTCAATGCCCTTTTGCATATTGTAAGCCTTCTCGACAGTGCCACGACCCCAGAAACGGTTAGGTACGGTATCATCCTGATATGCTACAACAGGACGATCCTTCATCATGTAAGGGGTTTTCTCGGCTTTAAGGAGGGTTGTACCATTCGCAATAACAACAATCGCCTCGACGAGGTCGCTATACTTATCCGCAGTGCTATCCTCCGGAAAAAGATCGACAACTTCTTCACCTTCTTCATTCTCCAACTGCTCGATGTATTCACGAGGAACAAGACCGTAGTACTTCATCAGGAGTACTTTATCGTCACGGTACTGTACATCTTCCTGTGTTGGCTCTAGGTCATCGTCTTGACCGTAGGGCTGGATGTCTACTTTACGGTAGATACCCTTTTCGATACCCGATACAACCTGATGGATCGAGACATAAGACTCAATCGCTACTCCCATCGCATCGTCAACAGTGACAGCGTTAGGGTCAATCAAGAAGTTCTTAGGATTGATAGGATTTAACTTGACGCAGGTGTATTCCTTCTCCATCACGCCGTAGGCAGCAGTGCCATCAGCCATCGGCACAGTCTGAGGATACATCTCGGTCTTCTTCGATACGGTTAACTCACCGATACCAGTACCGTAGATCTCAGCCATCAACTCGATCTGAGTGATCGCCTTCTTGATGTTTTCTTTCTCTAGGTCTTCTTTGAGTTGTAGTTTAAGCTGTTCAACATCCAGACGATTTGGATCCACCAGATCATCAGTGACATCAAACCATTCTCCATTACCGAATATGGCTTCGCATATTTCTGCATGTCTTGTTTCCACAGCTTGCTGAGTCGCTGGGGAGATAATACGGCTGCGCTCAGATTCTCTAGTACGGTCTTCTGCAGCCCACTTACCTCTGAATATCCGTTCATACTCACGCCAATCCTCCAAATAATTAGTATCTCTCCAATCTCGCCATCTATCGCAATGCGAGACCACAAATTCAACGATTTCCTTATCAGACTCGGTCGGTTGAACGAACTCGTTTTGTCCTAATTCGTCTTTGGTAAACTCAGCCATTATATCGATTTCCTTTGCTTAGATTATCTTTAGCTTGTAGTATTTGAAGGTTCCAAGGCACATGAAGCCCGCAAACTGTTTTACCTCTTAGCGGAATAACATGATCTACATGATAAGAGATACAATTGAAACTTAATTCTTCCATAAACTTAGCAAATTTATAGATGTTCTCTATTTCTTTTCTTTGCTGAGCTGTTAGCCACTCTGGACAAGCATTTAACTTTGTAGTGTTGTAGTGCGCCCAGTCCGCTCTTCGTTTAGCTTTGTGTTTAATTCTGCCTTTTTTAGCAAATGCTAAGACCTTCTCTGGGTTATTTTCTTTCCACTCTTTTGATTTCTGAGCGTAGTAATCTTTCTTTTTAGCATATGCGTTTTGTTTACTTTCTTTAGCACAAGCCTTACAATAACAATGATACCCGTCTTTACGGGTTTTATCACGGTTAAACAAAGTTATCTCTTTGTCTACTAAACAGCGTTTACATTGTTTAATCATACACCTGCAACCACATCTACTGGTTCCCACTCATCGTCGTCATAATCTTGTTGGTAGTTCGTTACGGCTAATTGATCGATATACGCAAGAGCATCCACCAAATCGTCATGAACATTCGCAGTAGGAAACAACAAAAGCTGGTCTACTAGTTCTTTCCAATCCTGCTCTTCATTAAGAGTTATTCTACCCCACTCGAAACGACCCTGCAACGCCCACGAAATCCGTTCTGTTTTACGGCGATTACCATGTGTTAGATCGGTGATATGAAAGAAAACATTATTCTTTCTCATCAGATCATTCAGGTACGGAAGAACAGCATTCTTTAATGCGCCTCTTTCAATACCGACCGCTGTTGGCTGGTATTCTTGCACAGCCCGTAGTATTTTACCTGCTGTTTCCTGAATATTCCAGCGTCCGTGGATAATCTTCTCTACGAACCAATCGCCGGTGTCTTCTACTTTTACAATCGCTATAGCGGATTCGTCGAGCTTCTTCTTTCCTGCACCCGCATTTTTAGCAACTTCCTCAAAACCTGCGAGATCGATGGCGATAACATAATCGCCGTACTGCGGAGCTTCTCCGTACTTAATCCATTCCTCTTTGAAGATCTCCTGCCCGGCATTATCAAAGGATGCTTCGTATTCCTGCTTGAACGCAAAGGAAGAAAGCGTCTTGCGTGCAGCCTCAACCTCTTTCGGATCAATCGTCTCATTGTCTTTCGTGGTGAAGTGCCATGCTTTCCATTCCGGGTCTTCGCCGCTAACGCCGAGGCTATACATATCGTAGAACCAGTTACGACCTGACGGAGTGGAGATAAACATAGCCTCTCCTTTTTTATCCGACAGGGAAGCACGAATAATCTTCTCCCAAGTCTCCTGCTTAATAAACGCACACTCGTCAAGCACTGCGTAGTACAAACTGAGACCACGCAGGGTGTCGCTGTTGTCAGCGCCACGAACATGAATCTTACGACCGTTCACTAGCGTGATGTCTAGGTTGTTGATGTGAGCAGACTTAATCACTGGTCTACCGATCTCCAACAGGCTGTCCCAGATAATCTGTCTGGACTGTCCTAGCGTTGGCGACACATACAACACTGCCGAACCTTCAGGAGCCTCCAAAGCCTTGATGATCAGCATCATCGTCGCTAGTCGGCTTTTACCGCATCGCCGCCCGGCTGCTATCACTTTAAAGCGGGTCTTATCTTTAAAGACCTCGGTTTGCCACTTCAGTAACTGAAAGTTAAGACTCGTCATCAGAACTCTCAATCATATCGACAACACCAGCATCTACTGTAGGGCTAGTCAAGCCAGTGATGTTGATGCTAATCTGCGGTGTTTGACCGCTATTCTTCGCTGCATCGAACATCGACAGAGGTAAAACCCGATCGACACACATCTTCAGAGCCGCTATCTGATCCTTGTCATTAGGATCTAATGCTTTGTGGATTAGCGTCTCAATAATCTTGTCACCGGAGGTTCCCAGCAGCCTAGCTTTGAACTCATTGATTCTGGCTGCGTCTCCGGGAGGTCTTCCGACCTTACCTCTGTTACCTTTCTTCTTCGCCTCAATGTCCTTCTTCAGAGGACGACCTACTTTACGACGAACTAACTTAGGTCGTTCCTTCTTAACCTCAACGACAGAGGTACTAATATCGACAGAATCAGACATTGTCTTTTATCCTTAAGGGAAGACTTGTTTTAGTAAAAAGCCTACTATATAGTGCTTTTACTCTATTGACTTGTATTCTATAGTAGCTTCTATATAGGAAGAAGTACTATATGAATTATCATCTCTGATGAAACACCCTAACGAATCATCACAGTTCTATATAGTGCGAACTATATCATACTTTTGATGATTTGTCAAGTACTTTGTTAACTTTCTTTACTCTGCAGACCAGCAGGGCTGTGCGGGACTCCGTAGGCTAGGACGGTCTCCGCTACCCTGCGTCATAGTCCCTGCGGTGCGCCGATTCCATCACCCAATCACACCCATTTATAGCGACTTTTATGCAGTGTATTATTGTTAATATAATCAAGGACTTACATTGCAGTGCAATATAGTCTATTTTTACTATTTTGTGTACGATAGAGGCTCCGACAACATCACACATCACCGCCAACCCCTCCCCCCGGTGTTGTTTTATACAACAATATCGATGATGGCGAATATACGCTATGACGAATATACGCTTCTGTCGATATAGCACTCAAGGCACAAGACCGCTAACAGTGTTGCACTATGTTGGTGCATAGCTGATCTGTGCAGTGTATGGGGCGATGAAGCACCTCTAAAGCACTACATAGGATATAACTATCAAGACTCAATACCGATTAATAAATACAATGAAAACATAGGGTTAATACCTATTCACAGGATAGACAAACAAGATCATAATAGAGTCGTAGTAGTGATTGATTAACAGTAGATAAGAAAGGTAATACCATGCAAACAGTTCAAGACTTACTAAGAGACATGAAACACGCTAAGAAAGTGTTCGGGTTTGTCGCATACAACCGAGACGATGGGACATACTTTGAGATGAAGAAAACCGATGTGCAGTTCGTGTTCAAGGATTATCCAAAAGAGACGCCACTAAGCTATCGGATAGACATTGTTCATAAAGCAATTTACCTTAATTAAGGGTTTGTCCCTATTGCTGGTAATCGGTGATAGGGCTAAACTGTAAACACTATCAACAAAGAAAGGGTTTAAAATGATTAACTATTCACAATCACAGAAAAGCATTGTATTGTATCCATTTACAGAAAAGACTGTTTGGGGTCAATATGGTGATGATTTCATGTTTTGCACTTATGGCACTTTAGACGCACCTGAGGCGATTCCTAACGGCTCATGCGTTAATGGTTTAGGTAATACTTGCATATGGCGTGAGTATTGCTAAACAGTAGTAAACTTAACAGGCATTATCTTAACTTTAGATAGGAGAATTAAACATGAGAAAGATTGAACAACAAATGCTAAACGCTATCGAATCAAAGCGTAATTGGTCATTAGACAATACGCTAGTGCATATCGAGAATGGCGGGGGTAATCCGTTTGGATTGCGTGCCGAGATTTATCTACATGGCAATCATATCGCCGATTATTGGTATGATGATAAGCAATTAGATGTGGATACACGCACTTTAATCGATTGGAATACACGCACTACGAAATCACGCTTACGGGCTTTGGGGGCTAAAGTTGCAACTCGTAAAGGTATTATTTATCTAAATAATGTAGCTATCAATAAAGGGGTGTAATCATGTCTAATAAATACAACGGCTGGACTAACTACGCTACATGGCGGATCAATCTTGAAGTATTTGATGGGCTTGAATGTGATGATATTGGCGCATTTAGTCGCTATTCAACGCCTGATATATCGGATGTTGTGGAATGGCTGCAACAATATGCAGAAGATGTCGTTTTTATGGATTGTCCGAATAGTTTAGCCACAAGTTATGCACGGGCTTTTATGGATGATGTCAATTATCACGAGATAGCACAACATTACATGGACGCATGGCAAGAACAAATGGACGAAGAAGAACGGGACGAAGAAGAAAGTGAGGCAGAATAATGAAAAATTATCACATGGTTATTATCGGTGTTTTATTGTTTATATTCGCCCAGATTATGTGGCACTTAACTGCAACGGGGGTGATTTAATATGAAATACTTTGCACTAAGTTATAACGGAAACCTTCACTATGTCGGTGAATTTCAAGATTGGGGTGATGCTGAAATACGCTTATCAGACATGAGCATTGATCCGATTTGGGTATTCAATGAAAACGAGGCTAAATCGTTTGCATCGTTTATTAACAATGAATTAGGGGTAAAAGCATGATTACGATTAACTTTAATGATGGTGTAACAGTGTCTAAAACTAGGGATCAATGGATTGATGAATTGACGAACTATCACTTAGACATAGCTTATGACGATAGTGAATTTGGTAATGGTTTACTAGATGATTTCTTACGATCTGGTTTCAAGGGCTATTACAACATGACAACGAAAGAATTAAGCGATGAAGTATTGAAACACTTAGACCATTTATATGAGGCACAATCATGACACGATCAGAGCTGCAATATCAAATATGGCACGATTTAGGTTATCTGAACGGGAATATTTCACCAGAATATCAGCGACATCTCTGGAAATTGTCCGATCAGGAACTATTCAATTTATGGCTAAACATTCACAATGCACGGGAGGCTTACAATCATGAATCGAATTGAGATGATTAAGGAATTAACACAGAATGAAATTGACTGGATTGTAGGCGATCCAGAATTTGAGAATGTGCAATTAATCGTAGATTTCTTAGCACGAGGCGGCTACACAGTTTATTCTGATGATAAATTGACAATGTTATATAACCAATTAAAGGCATAAATCATGGATAAGTTTGACTATTACTTTGAATTTCACCAAATGCGGCTAGATGACCCGGTATTTCGGGAACAATACGATGCTCACGAGTTTGAACTTTGGTATGCTGATTTCTATATGATGTTGGAACAGGAACAGGAAAGGATTAACAGTTATGAAAACCATTAAGTATATGATTTTATTAGGCATTTTAGGATTGTCTAGCTATGTTTATGCTTGTCGGAGTGTGATTATCGATACTCCGAATGGCTCAACAGTTTGCTTTATTTGTTCGGATGGTAAATATATCAATTGCGAGAAACTATGAAAACACTCTATTGGTGGCTATGTTTTTATGTGATTCTTACCTATGTTTTCTATCACTTAGCCGGAGTGATGCTATGCTACGCTTGGGAATACCTCTAGAATCGATTTAACGGGCTTTAGAGAGGTTTTTAGAGGTGAAGTAATACCTAGGTAGCCAAGTAGTAAAATAAACGCTAGAATCAGGCTAAAAACATAGCCTGTTTTAGCAAGGTAATGGGTTAGTATGCTAACCTATGTTCAACTCGAATTGATGAGGATATAATGCACTGCACAATATGCGACAAAATGCTAAATGATTACGAATCCACTCGTAAGACTTTAGACGGACAATACTTGGATATGTGCCAAGATTGCTATCTTGGTTTAGATGTCTTGATTCCTACGATAGATCGTAAAGACCTATTACACGAGGCTGATATGCCGTCAATGGATCAAATATTTGACGAATACGGAGACTATACAGGCTTTGATGACAATGAAGAACTATGATGTAGCTACTACATAGTAATAATTCTTATGTTATATACATAGTAAAAGCTACGATATAGTTATCTATATAGGATTGAGGGTATCACAGAATGATTTGTTTGTCAATAGCATTATGTTGTTTTTAAGCAATTGTATTTATTGTCGATATGTTGTATTGTCGTATTCACAGGAGGGTTTATGAATCATAACGAAGAAGCAAGATATCATTTCATATTGATGGATATGGTGGACTTAATTGGCGATTATGGCTATGATCGAGTGATGGCGGACCTTGATGTCGCTATCGCTGATAAGGTCAATCGATTAATTAGTCGTGCCGTAATGGAGGATTCCGAAGAATGAACTCAGCAGACGAATTAAAAGACTTAGTTAAATCTTTCTTCGAGGACTATCTAGATGTTCAAGAAGAATCAGATAGCGGTCGAGTATTCAACCCTATTTTTATTAGTTGTAGTCGGTGTCTAAAGATCGATCCATTAAGCGAATTGCTTACTAAAATGCGAGAACTATCTGGTGCGAGGGAGATTAAATGAACGCATACGAATTAGCAGATGAAGCTAAGAATATCCACAATACTATTGAAGCATTAGAGTTTGTGCAAAAGGCTGTGCCAATGCTTCGCCAACAAGCAAACCGAATAGCGGAGTTGGAAAAGGATTTAAAAAAGTATGACCAGTTGGCATGGGATGACTTAAACAAATCAAAAACAATTTGGTGTGCCTGCGGTGCTGGTATTACTGCTGATTCAGGTGCTAAGTGCGGAATCTGTGCATCTACTACACAACAAACAAATGATGGATGCGGTAATTGCCACGCTTGCTTAGTAGGTGTTATGGAAAACAATATGCCCGCTACATCGCAAAGAATGATTGTGTGTTCTGACTGCGGCAATAAGCGATGCCCAAAAGCATCAAACCATCGCCATAAATGCACAGGAAGTAATGAAGTTGGTCAGTATGGAAGCATTTACACCGCACCAAGAGAGTTAAGTGATGAGGAAATAAAAGAAATTTGGTATGACCTTTATCCATTAAGTAGTTCAAGTTACTGGGATGACAAAAGAGAAGGTTTAGCAGAATTAAAGTTTGCTAAAGCAATACTAAGAAAAGCACAAGAAAAATGACCCGATACATACAAAGAACTGATGGAGAAGGTTTTGTTGTGCCTTTAGGTGAACTGTATAGACTGGCTTGTTGTGATTGTGGGTTAGTCCATGATGTTATTTGGCTTTACGATGAAAAAACTAAAGAGCTTGGTATGGCAGTTCAAAGAAACAACAGGGCAACCGCACAAAGAAGAAGGAGGCATGGAATTAAATGAAACCACATAAACACGCAGAACTAATCAAGGCATGGGCTGATGGTGCTGAAATTCAGCTCAAAGGCAGAAATGGCGAATGGATTGATATTTTTCCTGATTGGCAAGAAAAATGTGAATACCGCATCAATCCTGAACCAAAGCCGGATGTTGAAGATTGGCATCCTGATGTAAGGTTTGAAGATGGAGTTTATCGCTTTGACTTGCCTAATGGCGATGAGTTTGTAATTGTCCCAAAACAAGATGAAGTTGTGTATGGAAATGCGAGGTCTTACGAAAATCCATGCTTTCTTCAGACAAAGTTAAAAGATTCCAATTTAAAGCTAACTTTTGATGGCGAAACAGGCGAACTTAAAGATGCGGAGGTGATTAAATGAACGCATATGAATTAGCAAAAGCACAACAAGCATATTCACCGCCAACACTTGAAGAAATAATTAAACAACAAGCAGACCGAATAGCGGAGTTGGAAAAGCAAGGTGAGCCTGTAGCGTGGATGAATGGTAATGAAATATGTCCTGAAATTGGCTATGAAGCAACAATTACTGCCGAACATCCTAAAAACTTAGGTTGGATTCCACTCTATACCAATCCAGTAAAAGAACTAACGGATGAGTTATTTGACAAAATATTTGCTGACGGAAAAAGGTTGGGTGTTCTTGAAACCGAAGATAGATTTAATCGTTTCTTACAAACAAAGCCATTAAGTGATGAGGAAATAAAGATTATTGCAACACAAAATAGAACCGACTTAACCATACCAGCATATATAAGTTTTGCTAGAGCAATAGAAGAAAGGCATGGGATTAAATGAAAACAAATCATGATGGAACAATTACTTTAAATGCTTACGATACTTGGACTGCCTGCGCTGCTTGCGGTCAAAGAGTAACTGGCGATTCTATTCATACTTGTTCACCACAATTAAAGCCATTAAGTGATGAGGAACATTACAAGAACAAAGCAGAGTATCTCGATAAGCGAGAATTAGAGCTACTTGCAGAAATCGCTAGATTAGAGAAGGATCTGCACATGGTTCAAAGGCATTATGACCAAGTAAATCTACCGGATGGTTATGTCGTAGTGTGTGTGCATTGTGCTAAGGAGTTGAAGATTGAGTTTGATGAGCCTACGGACTTAGAGGCTAAGATGACTAAATACGAGCAAGTGCTACAATCCATCGCTAATGAGCAAGTTGAGTTAAGCCATGACAAAATCAAATGGCAGTGTGAAGATCATATTCGATGGGCTAAGGAGGCTCTAAAGTGAAACTACGCTATGAGGTCAGAGACGAATATAACGAGATTGTGCGGTGCTTTGCTACGAAGCAAGAAGCAGAGGCTCATAAGAAGTTAGATCCTAGTTTCTGGATCAAATACAACAAGATACCGAAGCGTAATCTATTTCGTGAAGCATATGAGAGGCTAGGTCAATGTCTATTTTGAGGAATATATTGTTTGTCGGTGTATTTGCGTTAGGCTTTATGTGCGGATGGGTTGCTAATCGAGTAGAGTTCGATCATCACGGTTGCGATGACTACACCGGAAAGTATCAACGCTATGAGGCTTGGCTGAGTATCAAAGATGGGGTTTATCGTTGTTTTTGGATTGAGAAGGAATACCCGCATCGGGTTAAGATGCAAGGCGTTATAGATGTTAGGTAGACAGAAATGTGTAATATATGAAACATTTTGTGGACTTTAATACCTATAAGTTATATTAAAGTTTAATTTAATAACCTAGGAGTTATATTATGGATTACTATGATGTGAGTTGTGAGTTAGATAGAATCAGTGCTAAGATCGAGTGCTTTGCCGAGATGATCGGTGCTTTAGCTGAGGCGGAAACCGATAACCGAAATAGTGGCACTTATTGGTTTATTTATGATACTGCAAAGCAATATGTCAGCGAGATTGAAACGCTATCCGGTAAAGTTATGGAAAACCACATGGCAATTAAGGAAGAACAATTCAAGCAAGAAACAAGGAAAGGTAAGAAGAAATGACATTATTACAACTACCAAAAGTAATTGAAGCAGTCAACGAACTTGGCAAAGAGATTGCATCGTTAAAAGCCAAGGTTCAGGCACTTGAGCAACAAATCGAAATGGCTAAGGCAGTAAAAGAACCAGTAAAGGAAAAGAAAAAATGAGCATCCAAGGACATTTGGCAAGAGTGATCGAAGCTAATCGTATTAGCGGTGTTAAAGCCTACGGAGAGTATCAAAGTGGCTTAGTTGCTTGGAATAGTAAAGTCCAAGACCTAATGCAACAATCGGTAGAAACGGGTAGGAAGTTAAACGAATTACTTCGCAAAGAGGCTGAGAATGCTCAAAGAACGAAGTAAATTCATTAAGCATATCGCCTGTGATCGGTGCGGTTCGTCGGATGGTAATTCACTCTATGACGATGGACACACCTATTGCCATGTATGCGAAACCTATGTAGATGATGCGGGCGATGTATCTACAAAACGAGAAACCAAACCAATGAACAAGGACTTAGAATTCTATGACCATGCTACTGCTAGTGCTATCAGTGATCGTAATATTCATTCGGCTGTTTGCCTGAAATACGGTGTTAAGCAAGACCCCAACAAGCATTATTATCCTTACTATGACAATGATGGAGTATTAACTGCGGTTAAGACTCGATTGGTGTCAAGCAAGTCATTCTCGATTGCTGGGGACTT